GAACGTGATCCAGAAGTTTTAGAGCTTCGCATACCAATGGAAGTACAATTACTCCCACCTGAACGCCGTAACTTGGAATTCCTTGTTAATGCGGAATCTGAAATCGCGGGTGTAGTAGTACGCTATCCATTAGCAATGCGTACCATGTATGATATTTAATTAAGTATCATTTTATTAATCTAATCGAGGAAAGTGAGAATGAAAAAATTATTTTTATTTATGATTCTTTGTGTTTCGTTTACTGTTAGCGCAGAAATGATCGCGCCTGACGGTGTGTTATATGCTGCACCAGTAGAACAAAGCGAAAAAGCCTACAGCGTCATTTTAGCAAGTGATTCTGGTCAAGATATGGCGATCAGCTCAATTAATACAAATAAACAATTTGAAGATGCAACCTTGAATAAAGATCGATCGCTAAGTTATCGATTTATTACTTCAGATATTCTCAGTATTCAAAGTGTTTTACATTCTGATTTATCACCGCTTAAACCTGATAAACGGGTGAATTTCTAAACACTGATAAGAAGCGAAAGCAACTACAAAACCCGCTTGTCTGGATAGGCCAGCGGGTTTTTTTATAGTAAAGTAAATCAAACAAACAAAGGCAGGAGAGATCGATATGTCAACAATCATTTTTTATAAAGGCGCAAATCAGCACTCAGTTTCAGCAGGTAAAGATCACCGCGTAGTTTTAAATCCTGGTCAAAATCTTGTACCGACTGAAACATGGGATGAAATCGTAAAAGCATCTGAAAAGCTGGCTAAAAAAACAGGTAAGCGTTCAGGCGTTTTGCATCTCATGGATGAAAACTTAATTAAAATCATCGGTGAAGGTGGAGAAGATTTTGATTTTGAAGGTTTAAACCAAAAAGATGCAATTGAAATTATTGGTACGGAAATCTCGATTGATAAACTGGATGAATACTACATTGTAGAGTCAGACGGTAAAAACCGGGTTAAAGTTCTTGAAGCGATCGACAAGCAACTTGAAACAATAAAGAAAGCGGATCAATCTGATGCCGACAGCAACAAGTCTTGATAAAGTTAAGGCGATAACAAGAAAAGATCCAAATATTCAAGCCCTTCATGCAAGCGACAAGGCGGTAGTATTCGCCTTGTCACTTGCTGAAGAAATGGCACCGCTTGGCAAATTCAAAGCAAAAGCAGAAGCAGCACAAACTTACCTTGTCGCTCATATTTTAAGTGTTGCTTTTACTGTAGCGGGTGGACAGGGGCCTTTATCAAGTGAATCAGTGGGTGGTATCACCCAGTCTTTCACCCTTCCATATTTGAATCAAACTACTGTTATAGCTTCAACTCAATACGGATTAATGTATCTTGAAATGGTGCGATCTGTAGTTGTGCCAATTAGATCAATTAGACCTGCATGATACAGTTACATACTACGGTAGAAGATAACGATATAGGAATGGAAAAGCTTATTCGTGAAATTCGTAGTGAGGCTTCAATCGTGGATATTGGTATTCATGAAGGTGATTCGGACGATGTAAAAGAAAAAGCAACAAATAACGAATTCGGTTCAGGTACCACACCAGAAAGATCGTTTATTAGATCGACGATTGACGAAAACGCCGAGCGATATTTAAAAGCAGCCGAGATCCTGGTCGGTATGATGATCGACGGTGAGATCTCAAAATTTGAAGCACTCGAAAGAATGGGGCAGCAAATTGAAAGAGATATAAAAGAAAAAATTGTAAATTTAAAAACGCCACCTAATGCACCAAGAACGATTGAAGCAAAAGGATCGGATAATCCATTGGTTGATTCTATGGAAATGCTAAATTCAATCAGATATGCAATTAAAACAGAAGCTAACAGAATTCTAGGTGGTGATTAATGGCTGTTGTTGATGTAGTGAGAGCAAGGGCTAAAACGCTTCGTTTGGAGCGTCCGGGCGTTTCCGTGAATACAGACGGATTCGCCACTAAAGGCGCGCCAGTAATAACGACGATCGAAGCACACGCGCAACCTTTATCACCGAAGGAAATAAGAGATTTAGAACCGGGTCAAGATGCAACGGCTTGGCGTAATATTTGGTCAGAATTTGAAATGAGAATTTCAGATGTGATTACTTCAGCAGGAAAAAAGTACACTATAAAACGTGTTGAATACTGGGAAGAAGGTTTATTTTATCGCGCCCAGGGCGTAATAACAGAGGATATTTTATCATGAGTAGCAGACAGATATATGATGCAGTAACAAACGATTCGGATAAAACTGTTTTAGTTCCTGCCGATAAACGTTACAGATTAATGTATGGTTTTATTGAGCTGATTACTACTATAACAGTAGGCAACAGACAGGTCGCACTTGAAATAATTGATGCTTCAGCAAATGTTATTTTCAGATCTTTAGCGGGTGCAGTACAAGCAGCAAACACTACGCGCGAATATCATTTTTCTCCTAATGTAGTTAGAGAAGCGGCTTTTATTAGCAATCAAATTTTAATACCTATTCCGCCTGAATTAATATTATTGCCCGGATGGTCGTATAGGATTTATGATACAGCGGCAATTGCTGCGGCTGCGGACGATATGACAACCTCCTTTTTGATTGAAGACAGAGATCTTAATAAATTTGATCCGCAGGCAGGTTAATGACTCTTTCGATCACTACAGATTTTATTTTAATAAGAAAAACAATTTATGATTGGCTATTGGCGTATGCGGGTGTTAATTCTGTTATTTATACAAATCAGGAAGTTAATCGACCGGCCAAACCGTATGCTTCAATATTAATAAACAATGGATCGTTAAGATTCGGTCATGATGAAGAAAGAAATTCATATAACGGAACTTCAGGTGTATTAGAACGAACAACCTCAGGAACACGTCAGATGGTTGTGCAGTGTGAAGTATATTCCGATCCGGCGACATTACCGACTGATCTAGAAGCGGCTGAATTATTAGAGAGTGCATTATTGGCTTTGGACTCTGAAGCGGTTAAATCTGTTTTCAGGGCTGCAAAGATAGGAATTTTGAGTCATACTCCTGTCATACGATTAGATGATCAAACAGGCGATCGATGGGAACGCCGAGCATTATCAGATGTTATATTCACTTACAGCGGTGAAACATTCGACGATGGATTAACCGGCGAAACTGGTAATATAGTTGAAACGGTTGAAATTCCCACCGAAGATAACGCAAACGCAACATATAACGAATAGAGGAAATAATCATGACTGAGATCGCAGATGTAGTCCAAGTCACCGTAAACGTAGCAGATACCCGGGTAACACAAGCCGGGTTTGGTACTCCTTTAATTTTTGATCTCATTGCAGCAGCGGTATTTCCTGAACGTGTTCGAGAATACCCAGATATAATTGCGGTCGCGGTTGATTTTGCAGAAACAACAAAAGTTTATAAAGCTGCAACCGCTTTATTTAATCAAAAACGCGCACCTAAAAAAGTAAAAGTTGGTCGCCGTGATGTAGGTGATGCAAGTCATACAGCCGCTTTAAATGCGATCGAGTCAGAAGATACGGATTGGTACACGCTGGTAACTCCTTACAAATCTTCAGCCGACATTAATGAGCTTGATGTTTGGATTTCTACGCGATCAAAAACATTCCTTGCCTCGTCTGAAGATGCGGATGTTTTGACTAATGTGGACACCGATGTTTTATCATTATTAAAAGCCAAAGCAAGCGATCGAACTGCATATCTTTGGTCACATAAAGCGGGTGTTGATGTAGTAGCCGCAGGTTATACAGTCGTTTCAGGCGTTCTTAATGTAAATCAAGTAGCGCATAATTTAAAAGTAGGTGATCCAGTTACGTTTTTAAATTCAAGCGGGATTTCTGTTGACGGAAATAATACAGTGGCCAGTGTTGTTGATGCTGATAACTTTACTTGTGCTACCACTGCTGCAGATGAAGTGGGTCCCGATACAGTAGATTATTTTGCACGTTACGTTTTCCCTGAAATTGCATGGGCGGGTTATATGTTACCGTCTGATCCTGGTAGTGAAACTTGGTTCGGAAAACAATTAACAGGAATCACCGCTACGCCTAAAACTGAAATGAATCCTACTGAAGAAGCGGAAGTTTTAAGTAAGAACGGAAATTTATATACGCCTCTTGGCGGAATTGGTCATACACACCCCGCAGTTATGGTATCAAATCGTTTTATTGATATTCAACGTGGGATCGATTGGCTAGAAGCGCGAATTGGTGAAGCGATTGCAAATCGTTTATTGAATGAGCCTAAAATTCCATATACCGATGCGGGTGTTTCAATTTTTCAAGGTGATATTTCAAGCGTGTTAGATCTTGCGCTTACAAATAATGTTTTAGGGCCACTTCTCGATGATTCGGGTGATCTTTATCGAATCAATATCCCTAAAGTAGCTGATCAATTACAGGCGGATCGTACAGCGCGATATTTCCCCGGCATTACAGTCGAGGCACAATTAGCGGGTGCGGTTCAAACTTTAGAAATCACAGTAAACGCGCAGGTATAAAATCATGGCTCAACAAGTAGATACTTATGCACCAAAGGACATAATTTTAATCGTAGCGGGTAAAATCATTACAGGTTTTACCGATGATATGATTTCAGTTGCTTATGAAGTTAACCAGGTTGAAGATGAAGCGGGTGCAGATGGTGAGGTGGTTCGCCGTATCTTGCACGATACACGCGGTACATTGACAGCAACATTGCAACAAACCAGCAAGTCGAATTTAATTTTATCCGGGTTAGCAAATGTTGATCGCTTATCAGGTGATGGTGTTTTTCCTGTTGTATTAAGAAATAATCGTGGTGCTGATTTAGTTATTGGCGGTAGTGCGTGGATTCAAAAGCAATCAGATATGAATTTTAGAGGCGGTATTGAAGGTCGTCCATGGGCTATTCGTATAGCACACATGCAAATGATTGTAGGCGGTGCCTCATAAGATGCTTGATCAAAAACAAGTCACTATTGACGGAAAATCCTATACGATTCAACAGTTTCCGACCACGATCGGTTTAGAAATTGGAATTTCCCTTGTTAAAGTTATTGCAGGCGCAGCCAAAGGTTTTGGTGATATTCCACCTGCAGGTAGCTTTCTCGATATTTGGGTGAACCCCGGAAAAATCGCAAGTGGATTGATGGGTGAGATTGACATAATAGGCACACCGCAATTAATAAAGAGAATGATCAAAGAATCAATTGTTTCACCTGATTTTGATGATGAATGGTATGAATCTGAATTTTCAGGTGAATATGATAATTTAATTTCCTTTATTGAGGAAGTTATAAGCGTAAATAAATATATGGAAATGGTAAAAAAAAGAATTCCAGAATTGATGAGCTTTATGGAATTGACCTCCTCAGATACGAACACAAAGGACTAGAACTGCATTATTTATTTATTCGACCATTAAAATATAATTTCGCCACATTGTTAGAAATGCAAAAACATCTTTCAATGTGGGACTTGATCGCGCTTAATATAACGATTGATCAAATGGAGAAAGAATAAAATGCCAGTTTTACGAGAAGTAGTTACCCGCTTTAAATTTGAAACCGACGAGCAAGCAGCCCGAAAGGTAGATAGTCGCGTCAATAAAATGAAAAAGGGTATCGGTGGTATAGGAAAATTTTTAGGTATTGGTTTAGGTATTGCCGGCGCTAAGGCGCTTTTTAGTTTCGGTCAAACAGGCAAAAGGGCAGAGCATGTTTTAAAAAATCTAGTAGGTGTAGATTTTAAGCCACTCGAACAAAGTATGATTAAGATCAGAAATGAACTTAATATTTTACAAGAAGGCGCGGGAAATGTTTTCGCACCTAGAGACTTTAACATAGCCGCAGCCGGTTTTTTTAGAACATTCAAGCAAGGCAGAAAAGAGATCGAACTTTTCGATAAGATATTTAGATCTGCCGCCATTCAATCCGCAAACACTGGCGAAAATGTCTCTGCGTTAGTTCAACAATTAACGCAAGCCATATCTGGCGGTGATTTCTCTGCATTGTTAAAATTACCGGGCATCGACCAATCTTTTGTTAAAAGAATTGAAGACATAAATGCGCTTTTAGATCCAGGCGAGATAGGTGGACAAGTGGCTATTGGACAGAGAATGGAGATATTGTCAAAAGTTTTAACAAAAACAAACAAAGAGCAGCTTAAATCTATAAAAGACATTCCACCTCAATTATTAAAAATGCAAGCAGCGGAGAAAAAACTTCAAACAGGTACGGAAAAACTTGCTACAAGCCTCAATAAAACATTAGTACCAGCAATGGAAAAGCTGAATCAAGTTTTAAACCAATTTGTTACCACCTCGGAAAGTATTGAAAAGAAAGGTTTTTTCGGTATGTTACAAGAATCAATTGGATTTTTTGGTACAGAGCAGAAAAAAGAAAGATCAAAACGCATTGAAGATCTTAGAAAAGGAGTAACTACCACTGGACAGCACCGCGATATTAGAGCGGCTCAACAATTAGGACCATTACCAGGCGGTGAAAAATCAGTTGTATTTAATAGCACTATCAATGTGAATGGCGCGGGTGATCCTATAGCAGTAGGAAAGGTTGTTGAAGGGGTTTTAAATAAAACCTTTGGTGATGCACTTCAAAATGTTGTACCGACTGAGGATAGATAATCATGCCTACAAACTTAGCAGGATTCGCCACGATCATTGTCGCAAAAATAGGTACAGTAAAGATCGATGCGGTGTTAAATGAGGTTCATCAGTTCGATGCGG